CGATTGACTGGTCACAGCCTGAAGCACTCGGACCGTTGCTTGACGACATGATGCGCGTCTACATGGACCGCACCGACTTGCTTGCTTGTTCGGAATTGCAGACTGGCACCACCAACAGCAACAACTTTGCTAACGCTTCAATTGCTGACCCGGCTTACTGGGTTGAGTGGATGTACACCGCCGCCGCAGACATCTTGACTGGCTCGAATGGCAACTTGCCGTCCGTCCTCGCTGTGTCACCAAACGTTTGGAAGTTGATGGGCAGTTTGTCCGATACCGCTGACCGTCCGTTGTTCCCACAGGTGGGTCCAATGAACGCATACGGTTCACTCAATGTCGCTTCGACACAGGGTGCGTTTGCTTTCGGTTTGCGCGTCGTGGTTGACCGCAACTTGGACTCGGCTGGCATGACCATCCTTGATCCGCGTGCCCTTGAATCGTTTGAATTGAATAAGGGCCTGATTTCCGTGGAACAACCCTCACAATTGAGCAGGCAGATTGCGGTTCGTGGTTATTGGGCAAGTAAAGTTGTTTCCCCAGAACTTGCCATTAAGGCCGCTTTCGTCTGATAGACGAAAACTAAGAGAGGATCTGGATCATGGCCGTATTCACCGTCACTCACGCTCAGCGTGTAGACGACTACGCCGTGATCCAGACTCTCGAGGCCACAGATATCACGATCGGTCAAACGATCGTCGTTGCAGGAGTAGGAAACGATTTTGATGCGACTTACATCGTTCAGGCTGTCCCTACTTTTCTGTTTGTTGGTGTCGGTTTTGAAGGTGACTTTATTTTTGATTACGAAGTCACCATCACGAATCAACTACTTGTCAAATCAAACTTCGATAACTATCAAAGAACTTCAGCGACTGGAACCGTAACTTGGACCCAGACGTGCAGTTGGACAACCGTCGGAAATACGCAAGAGTTTCTCGGCATTGCGTCGGCCACGGCCAATGACACCGCTTTCCTAACTACTTGTGTCGCGGCCGCAAATGCTTGGTGTTTCAGGCGTCGCGTTCAGGCTGGTTACCACGACAGTCTCACCACTGTCCCCGATGGCTCAGTGCTATTGGGAACCACGCTTTACGCCGCAGGGCTTTACCGTGAACGCGGGACCACTGGAGACAGTTACGCGTCGTTTGGTGACATGAGCGGACCGCCGCTGATGACATTGGGTCGAGTTAACCAGTTGCTTGGCGTTAAGAGATCGCAGTGCGCTTAACATGGCTGGCATTTTTACAGACGCAATTGACCATGTTGCGGCCTCGCTCACAGCCCTCGGGCTCAAACCCGTCACCGATCCACGCAACGCACGACCGCTCACCGTCTTTATTGAACTGCCGTCGTTTGAATCGTTCGGTGCAAACCCAACATCCAAAGTCAGTGACGTCACAATCACCATTCGAATCCTCGGTGCCCCACCCGGCAACCAAGATTCCAGTGACTACATACTGCAAATTTGCGACACAATCCTCGGGTCCGACATTGCAGTCGTCTCGGGACAACCATCCATCGCAACAATCGGGTCGCAAGACCTCCCCTGTTATGACCTCACTATCAAACTCACAGCGACACGCTAACTAACAAAGGAAAAACATCATGGCAATCGTTTACCAAGGCTCTGGACAACTCACCGTAGCCACCCACAACATCAGTTTGAACTGCTCGAATATCACCCTTGAAGTCGGCTTTGAACAACTTGACGCATCGGTTATGGGCGGCACTGGTTTGAAGTACGTCTCAGGCCGTCAAACTGTGAGCCTCTCAGCCACAGTGCTGCTTGAGTACGGCGCAACCTCGGTTGAGTATTACTTGAGCGACCTCATCGGTGACGGCGACACCACCGTCATCGTTGCGCCTGACACTGGCGTGGCCGCACCCGGAAACCCGATCTTTACGATTTCCAATATGATGATCTCGTCATATATGCCGATTTCAAGTACCGTGGGCTCCCTCGATACCATGACATTGACGGGCACTGGTGGCACTTGGGTCCGCGCAACTGCCTGATCTAACCAACACAAACAAAGGACCCCGACATGATTGGTATGACGTTACGAGTGGAAATGCTCGACGGAGAAACACACGAGGCACCCATCACTTACGGTGTGGCGTGTCGCTGGGAGGACCATCATCCTCAACTCTCCGTCGGGCAGTTCTTAGAGAACATGAAGTTCAAGGCTTTGGCTTGGTTGGCATGGGACGCGGTCCGCACAAGTGGCGTGACTGTGGAACTGTTTCCTAAGTGGATTGAAAAAGTAGGGGACATTACGTTTGTCCCAAAAGAGAAAAGCAAGCAGGACGCGCAGTCAACTTAATTGCACAGTTAGCGATCCGTACAGGGATCAGCCCATTGGATTTGATGGACTGTCCTGCGTCGGTCGTTGATGAGATGGTTCGGTTGCTTGTTGAGGAAAACGAGAAAGCGAAACATAAGCGATGAGTCTTGGAATCACGATGCAACCGACTGGCCTAAAAGAGGCGTTGCGGACCATCCAATCCATTGACCCTAAATTGCGTCGCGCTTACGGTAAGCAGATCCGTGAACTAGGCAAGGTAGTTGTTGACGCGATCGCACCGCTAGTTCCGTTGTCGGCACCTATGTCGGGCATGGAAAATAACGGGCGTACCGGGTGGAAAGGTGGTCAGACCAAAAACATTGTGGTCAAGACAAACACTCGAAAAGCCCGTAAACGAAACATTGCTTTAGGCGCGAAATATGAAACAATCGGGACTATTACGGTCGGCACTAAAGGCGGAGCCCTTGCAATTATTGACATGGCGGGCAAGGGCCCGAACCGAACGCGCAACCGTAACCCAGCAAAAGCGCGTCCAAACATGGTGTCAGTTCTTGATGAACGTATGGGTAAACCGTCGCGTATGGTTTGGGCTGGTGGAGAGAAAGCGATACCAGACTTTCAAAGGGCATTACAACCAGTTGTAAAAGAAGTAATCTTTAGGGCGAATCAAGAATTGATGAAGGTGAACCGCTAATGGCAATTAACATTCCGATTCTTACCGAGTTTCAGGACAAAGGTATCAAAGCCGCTAAAGCTGCTTTCGGTAATTTTAAGACTGCCGTTGCTGACGCCGAAGGCGGGATGGGCAAGTTTAAGGCTGGTTCCAAAGTCGCTTTGGACGCTGTTAAAGCCAACGCAGGAACACTTGCTTTGGCAGGAGGTGCGGCTCTTGCAACCTTTGCAACGAAAGCAATAACAGCCTTTCAGGATCTTGCGTTAGGGGCAGGCAAATTTGCGGATGCTACAGGTTTGGCGGTTGAGGACGCATCGCGCTATATGGAGGTCGCAGGCGATCTCAGTATCCCAGTTGATGCCGTTGAAAGTGCGATTGGTCGACTTAACAAGACGATCGGCATGGACCCGGACAAAGTTCGTGACCTTGGCGTAGACCTTGTATATCTTGATAGTGGAGCATTGGATGTTAACGCAACAATGCTGAACACAATCCAACGAATTAAAGACATTAAAGACCCAGCCGAAAAAGCAAAAGTTGCCACGCAGCTGCTTGGCAAGGGCTGGCAGTCCATGGCCGAACTTATTGAGTTGGGCGCGGACGATCTTAAAGCATCTTTAGATTCTGTCTCAAGCGGGCAAGTGATCTCGGATGAAGAACTAGCAAAGGCTAAAGAGTACCGAGACACCACGCAAAAACTTGGTGATTATTGGAATGCTTTTGTGATTAACGCTGGTGGTTTTTTTGTTGACGTCATTGCTGATTCAGAAGAACTGTTTAGTGGTTGGGAAGGATTTGGAAACCAACTTAAGCAGGGACCTCTTGGAACGGTTCTTGGCGAAATAGGCGGGTTGTTTAACGACAACGAAGAAAACGCGAAAGCGGCTGAAGAGGCGGCAAGATCTCTCGGTGATGCCTATGGGGGTTATGTCGACTCAAGGCTTGCAGATAGTCGTGAAGAGATCGCTAGAATGAACAGTGAACTTGGCGACCAAACCGACGAGTTATTTTTGGTTGATGAGGCTTGGAAGGGCCTGATCGGAACTCTTCAAATTGAGCAATCAATGATGGGCGCAAGGGATCAACTGGACCAACTTAAAGAGACCGCTATTGAAGCGTATGGAGGTTCAAAAGAAGCGGTTGACAAATACAAAGAAGGTTTGATTAACGCACAACTGATGGTCTTGAGACTTGCGGAGGACATCAATTTGACTGCCGCGCAACAAACAAGAATTCAAGTCCTTGTTGAGACAGGCGAAATTGAACGAGCGTTAGATCTGCTTGATCGTGTCAGGACAAGTGGCGGTCAGTTAGGCATTGAAGAACAACGGTTTGGTGGCCCAAGAGCCCTCGGCGGTCCGGTCGCACCGGGTAGCTCCTACCTTGTCGGTGAGCGTGGGCCTGAGTTGTTTACACCTAGCACGTCTGGAAACATCACACCGAACGGTGCAATGGGTGGCGGTGGCAACATCACAATCAATGTCACCAGCGCAGACCCGAACGCAGTCGTTCGCGCTTTACAGTCCTACAACAGGAATGTCGGCAGATTGCCAGTGTCAGTTCAATGAGTGCAGAGCAGTGGATATTCCGTTATGGCGGAAGTTTTACCGTATTCACTTCAAGCGTTCTATCGTTCAGCGGTAACCAAGGCCGAGAAACATACATTGATAACTACGCTGGCGGCTCTTTTAGCGTCACCATTAAAAATAACAACAACGAAGCAGCCAACTTTGTTCGTGGCACGAATGTCCAGATTCTGTTCTCTGATGGCACAACAGTATTCATCGAAGGCAAAGTCATCGGTGTCACCTACGACGATTATCCCGGCAATGTCGGATTGTCAACCGCAACCATCACCTGCCAAGACGCACTAACACAAGCAGGCAAGTTTAACCTTCAAGGCTTCACTGGTTACACCACCAACTGGACAACTCTGCAAGCCCAACAAACAAACTTTAGTATCTCGGGCCTGTCAACACCAGAAGTCGTCGCCGTAGGTGTAGGACTATCACTAGCCAACCAAGTCAACACATACAACGGGACAATCCTTGACCGTCTTAACTTGCTCAACAACACCGAACGCGGGCAACTTGTCGTCTATGCAAACCAAATAAAGTTCTTAAGTCGAGCCGTCGCTCTTGAAGTCAACACAGTCTCATTCCATCGCACGACTTCATCCAGCACCTCCATCGCCTACACGGACATTCGACGCATCAACTCGTTTGATACTTTCATGAACCAAGTAAGCATCACCTTCAAAAACCCGGCAGGTGTAGTGTTCGGGCCGTACTTTGCCAATAACACAGCAAGCCAAAGTGCTAACGGTGTTTCGGGTTACTCGTTAGAAACCGCAGACGTCTCGGGTCTTGTGTCTTTAGGTTTGGCGTCTTGGCTGACGTATGTCCAAGGCGACCCAGCACTACTCAGATTTGAAATAGACTTTGACGATGCCGCCGCTAGCAACACAGCGATCTTGTCGTTCTTGAAGAATGCGACCGTAGATGTTGACCGAAACACATCAGTGACTTGGCGATTGCCCGGCGCAGGTTCGGACACGACAACTTCAGTAGTCTTTGAAGGGTTTAGTTTTAGCGGTACACCTTCACAAACTTCATACACTGGTTACTTCACACCGTTGTCGGTTTACCAGTACTTTATTTTGAACAGTTCAACACAAGGCATTCTTGACACCAGCCGTCTTGGTTGGGGTTACTACTAAGGAGAAAACATCATGGCCGCACCACCAACCTTTGTCGCCGGCGATACCCTCACTGCTCAACAAATGAACCAAGTGGGTATGTGGAAAATCGTTACAGGCATAGTCAATTCAGGCACATCGTTTGACCTTAACTATTTCTCTGCCGATTACGACTCCTACAAACTTGTTCTGACACAAATCCGCACTAATGTCGCTGGTGGAAGTATCCAGTTAAGGATGGTCAACTCAGGAACACCAGCAATTATTGGTTACTACTGGGGCGCAACGGCCGTTGATACTGCAGTAGGGGTTAGTGCAGTGTTTCGAGGAAACAATGCGACATATTTGGAAACTCTTTCAGTGCAAAACGGTGCAGTGAGTGGCATGGTCAGTGTCGAAATACACAACCCGTTCACAACTCAATACACTTCGTTCAACGGTCAATCTACTGATTCTCGTGCAGCAGGTTCATACTCTGGCATTAGTTTTGCAGGTCAACTTGCCACCAACACTTCATACAACACGATTCGAGTATTATTGAGTGCCAACAGTTTCACTAACTGCAACTACACCCTCTACGGATACAGGAAATAACCATGAACAGAACACACATAGACATCGATGCAGAAGGCAACCAAACCGAACGGCCTTATACGCCTGAGGAGGAAGCCGACGCCGACGAACGTGAAGCCGAAGCAATAGGAATATGAAAACGCTTGCCGTAATTGCAGCTCTCGCCGTCGTGCTCATGTTTGTCATTACTGGATGCAATGACCGCACTCGAGACAACTGCGAAACTCACCCAACATCAGCAAGGTGCAACCCATGAAACGAATGAGTAACGGCGAAATTAAAGCCCGCCTAATTCTGATCGTCGGCATAACACTGTCGGCGACGTTTGTTATTTCTACCGTGTCACTGCTTTACGGACTTTTATTTGTTATCCAGCCCTTAGAAGTATCACCAAACGACGAATCAGCGTGGTCACTACTTAGCCCCATGATGTTGTTTCTTACCGGAGCACTATCAGGAATCCTCGCTAGTAACGGCCTCAAAGACAAAGGAGACAAAGATGACATCTAGACCGTATACAGGGAACACCGACGGCAACCATCCGACCGAACGACCCGGCACCACTCGATTTGTTGAATTTATGGAATATTTGTTTGGCATGAAATCGCTTGGCATCTACGCTAATCGTCCGATGCGCGGCTCAGCCAACCTAAGCGTCCACGCAACGTGGAGGGCCGTAGACCTTAAAGGTAAAGGCACCGCCAAACAGAACGCCGACGCCCGTAAAGCGATGGTGGAATTCTTGTTTGCTCACCGCGACATTTTAGGTATTGAGGAAATCCACTGTTACGACGGCGTAGGTTGCCCGATCCCGAACCTGACTAAATACGGCGGTGGCTACCGATGCGACCGTGACGCGTTTAAGGCGTGGACCCCACAACGCAATGCGGGCACCCCGATGGGCGATTGGACCCACCTAGAGATTTCGCCCAAAATGGCGGACTCTGCGACCTTAGTAGAAAAGGCGTTTGCGCAGATATTTGCCTAATGGCTTGACATTCGGGTCTAGGTTC